GAGGACTTTTCATGTATTCAAATAATAGACTTCGATAACAAAGAACAAGTCTTGGAATACGTCGGAAAAGTACCACCAGATGTAATTGCGGAGATCGCTTATAAGTGGGGAAATATGTATAACGCATATTGTGTTATTGATATTACCGGAGGGATGGGGGTTTCAACTGCAAGAAAAATGCAAGAACTACATTATTCTCCGGGATTATATGTTGATAACATTGATACAACAAACAAATGGAAATGGGATCCAAAAATGAATGAAAGAATTCCGGGAATTAATTTCAATAGTAAAAGGGTTCAGATTATAGCCGCTCTCGAAGAAGCTGCAAGATATGATTTTAAAATACATTCTCATAGATTGTATAATGAAATGAATACGTTTGTTTATATAAATGGAAGACCGGATCACCAAAAAGGTCATCATGATGACTGCATTATGGGTATTTCCATGGCAATATATGTGGCGGAAAAATCATTCCAATCTTTAACTAAAGTTGCGAACCATACAAAAGCTATGATAAATTCATGGGCGACAACGATTAATGAAAATAAAAATACTTCTGATTATTTTAATCCATTGGTTCCTCAAATGGGAAGACAATCGCCAATAAACCAAGGCCCAACAAAATCCGATTATCAAAAATATGGGTGGTTATTTGGACAATGATAACTATTTATATTATTGATAATATAAGTAAAATTAACTATGGATCAAAATAATATGACGGTATGGCAAAGGTTGTCCAAAACATTTGGACCTAACTCTTTGCTCAATCAAGATTATCCAACATTTAAGTTTGATAAGAAAGAACTTTTAAGAACTAAAAGTAGAGAAGAATACGAGAAAGAAAAACTACAAGCGCAACAAACGTTTTATTTAACAAACCAATGGGCAAAGGTAGAAAATAATTTATATTCTCAAGCGATCTACTATGAGCCAACAAGATTATCCGCACAATATGATTATGAGAGTATGGAATATACTCCGGAAATTTCAGCGGCATTGGATATCTATGCGGAAGAATCTACTACAACAAATGAAGATGGTTATATTTTACAGATATATTCAGAATCAAAAAGAATTAAAAGCGTTTTAGCTGATTTATTTAATAATTCATTAGATATAAATACAAATCTACCTATGTGGACTCGAAATACCTGTAAGTATGGTGATAATTTCGTTTATTTGAAATTAGATCCTGAAAAAGGTGTTGTCGGCTGCCAACAATTACCAACGATAGAAATTGAAAGACATGAAGTAGGTGTATCTCAAAAAATTTCAGTTGATATTACCCAAGAATTGGATGCCAATAAAAAAGCATTACATTTTACTTGGAAAAATAAAAATATGGAATTTCAATCGTGGGAGATCGCCCACTTTAGACTATTAGGTGACGATAGAAAATTACCTTATGGTACATCCATGTTAGAGAAAGCAAGAAGAATTTGGAAGCAATTACTTCTTTCGGAAGATGCTATGTTGATTTATCGTACCTCAAGAGCACCCGAAAGAAGAATGTTTAAAGTGTTTGTTGGAAACATGGACGATGATGATGTTGAAGCATATGTACAGCGTGTTGCAAATAAATTTAAGAGAGAACAAATTGTTGATAGTAATACCGGTAATGTGGATATGAGATTTAACCAAATGGCTGTAGATCAAGACTATTTCATTCCAGTTAGAGACCCGGCAGCACCGGACCCAATTACAACTCTACCGGGTGCAACAAATCTATCAGAAATTGCGGACATAGAATATATTCAGAAAAAATTATTAACCGCTCTTCGCGTACCAAAAGCGTTTTTAGGGTTTGAAGAAGTTGTTGGTGATGGAAAGAATTTATCATTACAAGATATTCGTTTCGCTCGCACCATCAACAGAATTCAAAAAAGTATGATCCAAGAATTAAATAAAATTGCGATCGTGCATTTATTTTTACTCGGATTTGAAGATGAATTATCAAATTTCACTTTAGGTTTAACTAACCCTTCAACACAAGCAGATCTATTGAAGATTGATGTTTGGAAAGAGAAAGTTTTATTGTATAAAGATTTGGTTGCAGATCCAGGAAACGGTATTCAAGCAACTTCATCGACATGGGCTAAAAAACATATTTTTGGATGGTCAGATGAGGAGGTTCGTTTGGATTTACAACAACAAAGAATCGAAAGAGCTGTTGGTGAGGAATTAAAAGCTACACCGACCGTAATTACTAAAACAGGATTATTCGATACTATCGATAAACTTTATGGAAATACTTCGGGCGCGACGCAAGTTGCTGCAGCAAATGCTGCGGGAGAAGAAACATCTCCAACACCGTCAATGCCGTCATTTGGTTCTGAATTAGGTGGAGGTGAAGCCGGCGCTCCGCCACCGGCAGAGACTGAAGGAGCCGCTGCGCCACCTACAGGAGAACCTGAATTGACTCCCGAATCCAAGAAAAAAGACATGAACATTTTACTCGAAAATAATTGGATTGACGGCGCAAGAATACTAGATTTAGGTGCTGCACAAGATTCTTTAGGTGAAATTTCAAAAGAATTGGATAAGTTATTAAATTCGTAATATTTATATTGAAAACAACATAAGATGACTTTCGGAACATTAAAATCAATAATTGAGCAAAATTTACTTGAATCTTACAAAGATGAAAAAGATTTCAAGAAATCATTAAGAGAATTTAAACATAACGTATTAAACGATAAATCAATATCGAAGATATACGACATATATGATCAATTAAGCACACCTCAAGGGCTAACCGAAGAAGATGCTAAAGATTTTTTATATGAAGGAGTTAATCTTATTCAAAAACTTTTACCAATAGTAAAGTTACCAAAAACATTATCAGAAAATGTAAAAAACAAATATTCTGATATAGATACGCTTGTTAGTATTTCAAAAACTAATCTATTGGAAAGGGTGGGTGCTAAAAAAAATATTATTTCAATATTAACCATGAAAAACAATTCACTTAATGAGTCTATTAATATTCCAATTAAATCAATGGTTAAAATTGCTAATCAAACATTGAGATCTTATATTGAAAATCTTGATGAGACTACCAAGAAAGAATTTTATCAAATTGTTTCCGAAGATACGGCTGTTTTAGAAAATAAATTTGAAAAAATTCGTGAGAGTGCTATTACAAAACTCAATACAATTTTAGAGAATGAAAGTGAATCCGAAGTAAAAGTTAAAATTATTGAAACAATTGAAAAACTTAAAGATGAAAAATTTGATCAAATGAACTTTTTGAGATTAAAAAATCTTGAGCAATCAATTTAATCTTTTCTTTTGGGTATAAATTGCTTTTAATTTTTCTTTACGTTTTTGAATAGATTTCTTAACAAATTCTTTTTTCTCAAATAGAGTTTGAGTTTGTTTAGTTTTAATTACTTTAGATTTTAAAATCTTTAATGCTTTATCTATATTTTCGTTGTTTTTAATTTCAATGATTATCATATAATACAAATATCTTGTTTTTATTAAAAATTTTGACAAGTGAAGTAAATTATGCTATATTTTTCTCATAAAATAAACATTTTCACAATGAAATTTAATGAAGAAAGGAAAAAGCATAAAATTAAACCTTTACAGTCCTGTTAAATCAACTTACGGAACAGTCGATTCTAAAAATTTAAAATCCATTTACATAAATATTCAATCATGGGTGTCACCTAAAAATGAACATGATAATTGGAACAGAGTTGTATGTAATTTAACAAGAGAAATCAAACATTCTGTTTTTAACTCAATAAACACCGATATTTTTAAAGACAAAAGTATTGTTGATTTAGATTTAAGATCTAGCGGCCTCAATCACGGCAAAAAATCATTTTTTAATTTAGAAGTTAATCTATTTTCAAATAATGAATTAGATTTTAAATCAGAGGAGATTAAAGACAACGTTAAAAATATCATTAAAAACATTTATAAAACTAATATTATTGAAAATAAGTATTTTGATTTTTCGAGTTCAAAAAAAGATTAATTAGATTAAAGTTATCTAACTGTATATTTATTCTAAAAGAATAGATGAAAAATTTAAGAATATTAGAAGCAAATGAAATTGGTCACGGGATCCTAATTGAAATGGATGCTGGATGGATTTCACCTAAAGACAAATTTAATGAAAATGTATTAAGAGAAGCGAAGGAGATGGATTATAGAAATCCGTTTGAATTTTATGCCGTCCTTCAAAAATATAATACACCAAATAGAAACGGTAGATTTTATCCTGAAAGAATTTTAAAAAGAGAAGCCGATAACTATAAAAAAGCAATTGCTAAAGGATTATCAACTTCAGAGCTTAACCATCCTGAATCATCATTGATTGATTTGGATAGAGTTTCTCACCTTATTACTGATATATGGTGGGATGGAATTATCTTAATGGGTAAATTAAAGTTATTAACTTCGCCCGGGTTTCATGAAAGAGGTATCGTTTCAACCAAAGGCGATCAAGCAGCTAATTTAATGAGACAGGGTGTTACACTAGGAATATCATCTCGTGGAGTAGGGTCACTTAAAAAAGTTGGTGAAAGAAATGAAGTACAAGATGATTTTGAATTAATTTGTTTTGATTTAGTTTCATCACCATCAACTCCCGGAGCGTATTTATTTTCAAATGCTGACGATCGTAGTAAATATGAAGAAAATTTAGATGAAGAAAAAAAATACAAAGAAAATAACCCACACATCGAAAAATCAGTTGACTTAATGAGGAAATTAACCGATTTTTTAGGAAAATAATTATATGGACGAAAAATATTTTGTTGCAAAAATTCAGTACGATTTACCTGATGAAAATTCCGGAAAAATTAAAAAAATTAGGGAAGAAAAACTTGTTAAGGGCTATTCGGTAACAGATGTGGAAGCTAAAGTCACATCAAAATACGAGGGATTCACACATGATTGGAGAATTACCTCGGTATCGGAAAGTAAAATTGATGAAGTAATTGAAGAATAAGTGGTCTATGACCACTTTTTTTATTTTATAACATATTTATAATGTAGAACGATTGAATGTCATTTATAAAAAAATGACATTTTGTCTATCTATAACTAACTTTTTTTCAGTTAGATAGTATTTATATTATAAAATAATAATTTTTCATGCAAGAAAAAAACAAATTAGTTGAAGAGGCACTTATTCAAATGAAACAAGTTGAAGAAGCTATTGCCGAAAACGCAAAAGGAATACTTGCTTCTACTATGAAGGAAGAAATCAATCAGTTAGTAAAAGAATCTCTTTCAGAGCAAGACGATGAAGATGAGGTTGATTTAGACGCAGATATTGATGCTGACGCAGACATGGATACAGATGATGTAGATTTGGATGTTGATGTTGATTTAGATGCAGATAATTTGGATGATATGGATGATGAAGATTCGGATGATTCTGAATTAGATTTTGATATGGATTCTGAAGAAGAAACTCCAATTGATTTAACCGGTGCTTCTGACGAAGAAATTCTTCGAGTGTTTAAAGCTATGGGTGAAGAAGACGGAATTATTATCAGTAAAGACAATAATGAAGTTCATCTTAAAGACAACGATGCTGATGTTGAGTATCTTGTTAAGCTTGGCGAATCTGAAGAAGAGTATGATTTAGATGAAGAAATGTACGAAGCGGAAGATGATGCTGATCAGACAACTCAAGATGTTATTGATGCTATTTTTGGTGATCAAAATGAAGGATCATATTCTGAGGAAGACGAAGAGGTTATGTATGAAATCGAATTTGACGAAGAAGACGAAATGTACGAAGAAGACGAAATGTACGAAGAAGATGAAACAGAAAATTTGGAGGAATCTCGTAAATCAAAGTCTCTTAAAGGGAAATCAAAAATAAAACCTAAAGGTGTTGGAATTGGTAGCGGTCCTAAATTCGCATACAAAAAAACTTCCGGAGGCTTCAAAGAAGAAAAGAAAGAAGGTCCAAAAAGTGTGGGAACAGGTAAAGCTAAATTCGAATACAAGAAAGGTGCAAATATTGAAGGCAAATCTAAAGTTGTTAAGAAGGCAGAAACTAAAGAAGCTGCAAGAACTTTAGGAAATGGTTCTGATTTTAGAAAGGGTGGATTACCAAAATCTAGAGCTCATTCTAAATTTAATACCGCAATAAAAAATGAATCTGTTAATTCTGAAGTTTCGTTATTAAGAGAAAAGAATGATGAATATAGAAAAGCATTAAATGTTTTCAGAGAAAAACTTAATGAAGTTGCTATTTTCAATTCCAACCTAGCTTACGCTACCAGATTATTTACAGAACACTCAACAACCAAAAAAGAAAAAATTAACATTCTTAGAAGGTTTGATGAGGTTGGTACTTTAAAAGAATCAAAATCTCTTTATAAGTCAATAAAAGATGAATTATCTAAAACTTCAAGCACAGAATCAATCAACGAATCAGTAAAAACTAAATTAAATAAAACAGTTTCAACAGGTTCATCAACTATTTTAATTGAATCAAAAACTTATGAAAATCCTCAATTCTTAAGAATGAAAGATTTAATGAGTAAATTAAAATAAAAAATAAATTAAAAACAAAACAATACTAAAAATGGGAGCATTATTAGAATCAGGTCTTGTAGGTAACATCGGTCTTAAGCACCTTAAAGTTATCAAAGAAGACA